GGTGTTTACGCTGGCGGTGGTGGCGGTGGTGGTGGAAATCCAAGCGGACCAGGAACAGGAGGCGCTGGGGGTACTGGCGGTGGCGGTGCTGGTGGAAGCAGAACAACTGGAACAGCAGGTACAACTAACACTGGGGGTGGTGCTGGTGGATCAGCTAACTCAGGTTCAGGAAGTGTTCCTGGAGCAGCCGGTGGTTCAGGAATAGTTATCGTAAAAGAATTAAGTAAAGCAAGTGGTGTGTGGTCACTACAAAGTCAATTTCAAGCACTAAAATGTGGAACATGGCCAAAAAAAGTATTTAATATAGATTATTTAGTAGTCGCTGGTGGCGGAGGTGGTGGTTTTAGACACGCTGGTGGCGGAGGTGCTGGAGGATATAGGTCCTCTGGTTATGGACCATCTCCATTACAAGGCACTGCTTTAGTTTTAAATGGAGGAGATTATACAATTACTGTTGGTGGTGGAGGTGCAGGAACTCCAACTTCAGCAAGTGCTGATGATTTTGGATCTAGAGGAGGTGATTCAGTTTTTTCAACAATAACTTCTACAGGTGGAGGTGGAGGAGGTGGTGAACCTTCTCATCCAACAGCTCCAAGAATGCCAGGAGGATCAGGAGGTGGTGCTCAAGGAGGTGGAGCTGCATCAGGTGGTTCAGGTAATACTCCTCCTGTAAGTCCTTCTCAAGGTAATGCAGGTGGTACAGGTGCACCCGCAGGTTTTTCAGGATTTAGAGGTGGTGGTGGAGGTGGAGCAACTGCAGCAGGTGCATCAGGCCCAGCAAGTGGAAATGGAGGTGCAGGTGCACCAAATACAATTACAGGCTCAGATGTAACATATGCTGGAGGTGGTGGAGCAGGAATTTTTAATGGAGGAACAGCAGGAACAGGTGGAGCTGGAGGTGGTGGTAATGGTACAAATAGTAATACTGCTGGAGCAAATGGAACAAACAACACTGGTGGTGGAGGTGGTGGAGCTGGTTCTAATCCGTCTGGAAACGCAGATGGTGGTACAGGTGGACCAGGTATTGTAGTTGTTAGAGCGCCTAGTGATATAACTTTTGCAGTATCGCCTGGAACAAATAGCACGTCTACACACCCTGGTGGAGATAAAATTGCAACCTTTACAGTTTCAGGAACATTGACAGTTAGTTAATAAATGTTATATTAAGTTCATAAAGATATATGAACCTAACAAATTATTATTGGTATTTTGAATCTGTAGTTCCTACAAGAATATGTGATGACATTGTTCGTTATGGAAAACAATTGCAAGATCAAATGGCAGTTACCGGTGGATACGGTGGTAAAAAATTAAATCAATCTCAAATTAAAGATTTAAAAAAGAAAAGAAATTCAAACGTGGTTTGGATGAATGATCGTTGGATATATAAAGAAATTCAACCTTACGTTCATCAAGCAAATCAAAGTGCAGGTTGGAATTTTGATTGGGATTTTTCAGAATCATGTCAGTTTACTAAATACAATAAAGGTCAATATTATGATTGGCATTGTGATGGTTGGGACCAACCCTATCATGCACCTAATCAACCTAGTCATGGTAAAGTAAGAAAACTATCTGTAACAGTAACTTTATCTGATCCTAAAGAATATACAGGTGGTGAATTAGAATTTGATTTTAGAAATCTAGACCCAAATAAAAAACCTAATATTCGTAAATGTAAAGAAATATTACCTAAAGGTTCTTTAGTAGTATTTCCTTCATTTGTGTGGCACAGAGTATGTCCAGTTAAAAAAGGGTCAAGACATAGTTTAGTAATATGGAATTTAGGATGGCCTTTTAAATGAAAATAATAGATAATTTTTTATTAGAGAATTATTTTAAAGAATTACAAACCTTAGTTTATTCTGATAATTTTCCTTGGTTTTATCAACAAAAAATTACAACATTTGACAAAGATAATAACTTTATGTTTACTCATATTTTATATAACAATGATAAATCTAATAGTGATTTTTTTCCTAAGTTTGAATTAATAAAATATTTTATTAAACAACATAGTAATTTTAGTAAGTTTTTAAGAATAAAATTAAATCTATATACAAACCAAGGTAAAAAAATAAAACACAGCAAACATCATGATTGGACCGATACAAACAATAAACCAGACAAAGATGTAAAAATTTGTATATTAAATTTTACAACTTGTAATGGTGTTACCGTCATTAAAAAACAACCAGTGCAATCTAAAGAAAATCAAATGATATTCTTTAATAATACCAATGAACACTATGGTGTTACCCAGGACAATAAAGACACAAGAATAGTATTAAATATAGTTTATAAAAATTAATGAAAAAAAAATTAAAAAAAAATAAAAACGTTACATCGTATCCTAATCAATTATATAAAGAAGAATATTTTAAATGTCCTATCTGGTTTGCTGATGAACCAGCTTTTGTTGATACTTTAAATAAAGCATCAGATAAATATATTGCAGAATCTAAAAAAAATTCAAAAGAAGATATTGATAAACGTAATAAAAAATTTGGAGACAAAGGAGACATGGGTCACGTATTTCATTCTACGTCTTTAATTGGAGACCCTGCTTTTTTAGATCTTCAAAATTATGTAGGTGCAACATCGCATAATTTACTTCAAGAAATGGGTTTTGATTTAACAAACTATCAATTATTTACTACAGAGATGTGGGTGCAAGAGTTTGGTAAAAAAGGTGGAGGTCATCATACATTACATACACATTGGAATGGCCACATTTCTGGTTTTTATTTTTTAAAAGCTAGTGAAAAAACATCTTTACCAATATTTGAAGACCCAAGACCAGGCAACGTAATGAATCTTTTACCCCAAAAAGATCCATCTAAAGTTACTCATGCAAGTCATCAAATAAACTATCAAGTAAAACCTGGAAGAATGATATTTTTTCCATCTTACATGCCGCATCAATATGTGGTAGATATGGGGTATGAACCATTTAGGTTTATTCATTGGAACTGTCAAGCTATACCGAAAGGAGTATTAAATGTCGTTTAAAAAAAATAAATATACAGTATTAAAAGGAACTATAAGTAGAGAGATAGCAGATTTTTGTTATGCCTATTTTTTAAATAAAAGAAATGTAGCAACATTTTTATTTGATAATAAATTTATTTCTCCCTTTACAGAATATTTTGGTAGGTGGAATGACGAACAAGTTCCTAATACTTATTCACATTATAGTGACATAGTAATGGAAACCTTACTACAAAAAGTAAAACCTATTATGGAAAAACATACTGGAATTAAATTATCTGAGACTTATTCTTATGCAAGAATTTATAAAAAAGGAGATGTTTTAGCTAGACATAAAGATAGATATTCTTGTGAAATTTCTACTACATTAAATCTAGGTGGTGATCCTTGGCCAATATATTTAGACCCTACAGGTAAACAAGGACAAGCTGGAATTAAAGTAGATTTAGATCCAGGAGATATGTTAATATATTCTGGATGTGATCTTGAACATTGGAGAGAAGAATTTACAGGTAAAGATTGTGGACAAGTATTTTTACATTATAATAAAGCAGGATCAAAAATGGCTAAAGAAAATGAATTTGACAAACGTCCGTTTATAGGGCTTCCTGCCTTTTATAAAAGCTTTACATTACATAAAAAATAGTTTATAACATAAGCTTGCAGGGGGATGATCCACCACAGATTCCCTCTGCTTTAATCTATTGAAATCCCCGTTAATCTGCTATAACACCTAATAAACAGGTTTATATATGTTACAAAAATTAGGCTTTCTACCAGGATTTAATAAACAAGTTACAGAAACCGGAGCTGAAGGGCAATGGTTTGATGGTGATAATGTAAGATTTAGATATGGTAGTCCAGAAAAAATAGGTGGTTGGCAACAATTAGGATCATCTAAACTTACTGGTGCGTGTAGAGCTGTGCATCATTGGGACGATAATGCTGGTATTAAATATGCAGCAATAGGAACAAATAGAATTTTATACGTATACTCTGGAGATGTTTATTATGATATTCATCCCATTAGAACTACATTAACTGGAGCTAATTTTACTAGTACTAATAGTTCAAAAACAGTTACAGTTACATGCAGCGGGGCTCACGGATTAGTAGCAAACGATATAGTTATGTTTGACAGTGTGTCTAGTATACCGGGATCATCAGCTTATAGTGATGCTACATTTGAAGATGAAAAATTTATGGTAACTTCAATACCAACTACTACAACTTTTACAATTACAATGGATTCAGCTGAGGGCAGTAGCCCTATGACCAATGCTGGATCAGCATCAGTTCTTTGTTATTATAACGTGGGACCAGCTTTACAATTAGGAGGTTATGGTTGGGGAACAGCGTTATGGGGTGGTCTTGCTTTGGGTGCTTCTACAAATACTTTGGCTTCTACTATTAATGACACTGTAACAGATATTCCTTTAACTAACACTGCAGCTTTTCCTGCATCTGGAGAAATAAGAATTGGATCAGAAGATATAAGTTATACCAATAATAATACTACAACTAATATTTTAAGTGGTGGTGCTAGAGAAGTTAATGGTACAACTAAAGCAGGCCATAGTGCAGGAGCTACTGTAACTAATATATCAGGATACGTTGCATGGGGTGACCCATCTTCTGCTGACTTTACAATTGATCCAGGAATGTGGATATTAGATAACTATGGAACAAAATTAATTGCACTTATTTATAATGGTAGATGTTTTGAATGGGACGCAGCTGCTGGTAACGCTGTTAACACGAGAGCTACATTATTAGCTAATGCACCTACTGCATCACGTCATGTATTAGTATCTACACCAGATAGACACTTAGTATTTTTTGGAACAGAAACAACTGTTGGAAGTAGTAATACTAGAGACGACATGTTTATAAGATTTTCTGATCAAGAAAGTATTGATCAAACTGATTCATATACTGTTAAAGCAAACAACACGGCAGGCACACAAAGGCTTGCTGATGGTTCTAAAATTATGGGAGCTATTAAAGGTAGAGATGCAATTTACGTTTGGACAGATACTGCATTGTTTCTTATGAAATTTGTTGGTCAGCCTTTTACTTTCTCATTTGAACAGGTAGGAACTAACTGTGGATTGTTAGGAAAAAATGCTTGTATTGAAGTTGATGGTACAGCTTACTGGATGTCTGAAAATGGATTTTTTGCATACGATGGTCAATTAAAATCATTGCCTTGTTTAGTAGAAGATGCAGTTTATGATGACCTTAACTCAACTGCAAGAGACCTAGTTAATGCAGGTTTAAATAATTTATTTGGTGAAATAAGCTGGTTTTATTGCACATCAGCATCAGATGTAGTGAATAGAGTTGTTACATATAACTATTTAGATTCTACAACTAAACGTCCTATTTGGACAACAGGCACTTTAGCAAGAACAGCTTGGGTTGATTCTTCAGTATTTGCTAGACCTCACGCAACGTATTATAGCGAAAGTGATGATGCATCTTTCGATGTTACTGGTAATACGGACGGAAGTACTATATACTATCAACACGAAACAGGGACCGATCAAATTACTGCAGGTGGAACAGTTACAGCGGTGTTAGGATCTATTACTTCAGGTGATTTTGATATTACTCAAAGAAGAGCTAGCACAGGACAAGTTGTAGGGATGCCTGATCTTAGAGGAGACGGAGAATTTATAATGAGAATTAGTAGATTTATACCAGATTTTATTTCACAAACAGGAAACACACAAGTTAGTTTTGTAACTAAAAACTATCCTAATAGTTCTGGAACTACTACAAATTTTAGTGTTGATTCAACTACTACTAAAAAAGATACAAGATTACGAGCAAGATCAATTGCTCTTAAAGTTGCCAATACTGGAACTAGTCAAGATTGGAAACTAGGGACATTTAGATTAGATATACACCCTGGAGGTAGAAGATAATGGATGAAATAATTCAAGCACTTACTCAATTAAGACAAAACCCTAATAATAATAAATATTCAGATGAAGACTTAATTTCAATGTATGGTCTTAACAGATCATCATTTAATCAAGGAAACACAGGTATTTTTTCAAATATAAACTTTCCTCAAATTAACTTACCTAAATTTGATAATATGAGAAACCTAGTTACTTCAGGTATAGGGGCCTTAGCTAGAATTCCTGGATTAGGTTTTATAATGAACGCATTTACTAGACCAAATTATCCTTCAGACGCAATGAGCAGAAGCTTTGCCGTAGAAAATTATGGAGATCCATACAATTATAATATGGGGTCAGGAAATTTAACAGGAAAAGATCCTTTCGGTATTAATACTATTTCTTTTGCAGGTAATTACCCAGCTTACTATGATAAATATGTAAGCGATTATGAAGCTGGTAAATATAGTCCAACAAGTCAATTTGCACTAGATAAATATGCCTC